GAGGACATTCTTACTCCTGTCAATAAGGAGAAAATGAAAGGCTTTTTTAAATGCTCGGGGAGATGAACATAAAGCTTTTCAATATCCTCTTGCGAAAAGTAGTGTGACTTTTTGGGACAATTATCGACACTTTTCACGAAAGGCTTGGTATCTAACCACCCCAACTCTTCATAAGCAAAATTAAGTATTGCTCTGAAGAAACTTAAATATCTATTGACTGTCCCTGATTTACCCTTGATGCCAGACCTTATGGCAGCAATGTCAGCTCTAGTCAAAGAATTTAAATCCTTATTTTCTAACAATGGGTCAAAATATTTTCTGTATGAAAAATCATTCTTTCCCATCTTTTTAAATCTGTAATATTCTTTAAGTGCTTCTTTCCAAGTCTTCATTTATTTTTCTCCTTTTTTTTAATTGATGTCTTATATTATCCAAGCTCTTTTGGGATAACTTTCCTGCATGTTTTATTTTTGTTTTCATACTGTTTCTAATTCACCTACTTCATCATTTATGTTTACAACATAGTCTTTTGTTACTACACCTATTTCTTTGTTACCAACCCAACAAGCTTTTCTCCAAACAAAACCATTAACAGCATTTTTGCCTGTAGACCTCATAAGATGCCCTCTTCTAAAATGCAATCTTTTTTTATGTCCTTGTAATTTTGATTCGCTTGAAACTTCGTCTGGTATATTCAAAGAAACAATGTAATGTTCAAATTTTGGTTTTTGTGACGGTCTATTTTTGTATGGATTCTTTTTGTTAAAAACTTTAGTGCTTGGCTGTACAAACCCTTGTCTTTTGCAACTTACACAAGCATTTTTAAAATCAGGATTAAATAAAATACCAATACCAATAACAGTATTCAAAACATGTTCCATAGTATTGTGTAAAGGTGATGTTTGTTTTATTGAAAAATCAGTGTCAGTGTAATTTTTAACTCTGGCTTTTCTTTCCTGTTTTGCACTGTCTACAAATTCATCTTTATAAATGCTTTTGTAACCCGCTTCCACAACCCTGTTTGGGACATATAAATGTGTAATTATATTTGGTATGTTTTGTTCCCAAGCAGAAAAAGGGTCATTAGGCATTAAAGGTAAAGGGAAGATAAGACCATTGTCGAGCATACTTACTTTGACCTGATTACCAATTGGAATCCAAAATTCTTGGGGGAGAAAAAAAGACTTTCTGCCCGTCAATACATTTTTAAGTTCTTGGTCTAAATTATCATTTAACATATTTTTCTTTGTCTCATCATCCAAACAATAAGAGAAAGTAACTGTGCATCTTAACCAGCAGTCAAATTCAAAGTTTGTCATTTGGTCAAAACTTTTCAAAGCTGTTTTAGAATCTTGTGCTCTTTTTGCTATTAAATCTTTTATGTGATTATGTTTTTCAACTTTAGGATATTCTTCCATAGCAACTATAGTTGTGAAAAAAGGATGTTCTTTAATAATCAAACATTGTTCAGACGGAACTCTAATTACTAAGTCTTCAAAAAATTTATTGACTGTAGTATTGTTTGGCATTACATCCAGCAAAGTAGTCATGTTATAAGAAAACTTTGTTGATTTAAGCCACTTATCATATTCATCTCCACAAACGCTAATAAACTTTTCTAAAGAATCATTAAATACATAATCGGGTCCTGTTTGTTTCAGACCCGCCATATTGCCGAGCATATTTACATTTATTAAATCAGCATAGTTTTTATTGTATTTTTTTCTTATTTGTTCTCCTTGACTTTTAGAACTTTTATCAAAATTTAAGTTAAGAACGTCATGAGCATGATAAAACCCACTTGAAAGTTGTTGCTTGTTTCTTAATCTATTACCCCTCATTGCATCATACCTTCGTCATCTTTATTAAGAAGTTGTTTTAGTTTTTCATTCCACATTTTTTTGAACTCTGGATTTTTTGCTGCAATCTCTGCTTCTTTTAAAGCAACAAATCTTTCTGACAAATGTCTGTACTGTAATATTTTTCTCCAGCTGCTTTCTGGTAATTTGTATATCTTAGAATTATCTTCCATTTTTCTTTCTCTCTTCTCTTTGCTTTTCTTTAAAACACTCCGTACAAATTTGAGTTTCTTTTACATACCAAAGACCTTCATCTTCTATTACTTGTTCTGAGCATTCATCACAAATATATTTAATACCTGTGATTCTTCCATTTTTATAAATAATCAATTCCATTATTTCAGCTTAACAATTGTATTTTTAAATATTCTGCCAACAAAATTTTCAGGTTTGTTTTTTTTAAAGTCATAAAAAAGACTTTTGCTGCCAAAGACTGCTCTCTTTGCATAAACTACTTTATGTCCTTCTGCCTCCAGCTTTTTAACATAAGCATCCATATCTTTGTTGACTTCAATGTCGCCTTCCACAGTTTGTTCCCAAACTAATTGCTTGAACCCGTCAGGCAATTCAATTTGTATTTTAAAATTACTGTATTCCATTTTTTTCTCCTGCTACTAAGTAGCTTTGTTGTTTATAATTTAAGAGTATCACAATATTACAAAAGATACAAATAAATATTTAGGGTCCTTCTGTGGCAAATTAACCTCCTTAATGTCGTCATATAAAAATGACTTTTGGTCTCAGGTGTCACACACATTTGCCTAGATAAGCCACCAGAAGGAGAGCAGCTTGGAGAGAGACCTTCCTAATATTCAATTCTTCTTTTTTGTTTTCTTCATATTATCCTCAATTATTTTTGTCTTTTTTCTCTAGCCTTTTTGTTGTTTCTTTCTCTAGTTTCATCGTTTGCTTCTTTCAGGATTACATTACAAACATATTTTTTTAATTGTGTATCTGTTGTGCTTGTTTGATTTTTGATAATTGATATATGTTTTGGGAAATAAACAAGAGTGCGATAATAATTATATTTTTCTTCTTCCATCTTCCAAGAAAACTTTTCTTCGTTTTCTTCAAATCTATTTTCGTCTGGAATATTACTATTGCCAAAATAATCATAATAAATCCATTCATTATTTATTATTTCTCCTGCTGTGTAAGTACCCTTTGACCACTCAAAAGGTTTTGTATGTTTTGGTTGATTTTGTTTTTTCATTTTTTCTCCTCTAATATCTCTAACATTTCACTTTCAGACATTAAGCCAGACTGAACTTGATTTTGTAAATGCTCCTCAGAATTTAAGAATCTATGTTCTTTATACTCAATGTAGTCTAAAGCTTGTTTTTTAAAGTAAAAACGTTTAAGTCTTGTAAGTCCTGATAATTCAAAAATATCAGCAGTGTGATAAACGGAATATTTAAAAGAACTAAAGCAGATATCTGGTTTATAGATTAAGTAATTTCCAGAACGTCCACAATACATTTGACCTATTTTTTTCATAATTTTCTCCTATATGAATTGTTGTTTAAGTTGTGAGTGTATCACACAATTACAAACAATTCCAAATAGTTTTGTGACAATTGTGTGAAATCTTTTAATTAAAATGTATTCACAGTGTATTTCTTAAATAATTTTATAGGAATTAAACAAGCTATCTTAGCTTGTGTATCTCCATCCCCTGTGATTTTTTGCGAACTTATGTTATTAATTAAAATACATTCAAGTATTTTTTTTGGTGTGGTCCACATTATTTCTTTGCCTGTATCTATAGCCCAATAATCTGCTTCAGTGGCTAACAGTGCTGATGGTTTTTTAAACATAAACAACTCTATTAAAATGTTGCCTGTTTCTTGTGATTTATAATCAAACTTAACTTCAATTTTTTTATCTACTTCTGGGACAAAAATATCATACTTAGAAAATTTTCTAGGTATCAAAACAGCTGATGGATATTTTTTTTGTATTGAAGAAAGAACTTTTTGTTCAATGTTTTTACCAATAATTAAGTCGCTATAAAAAGCTTCTTGACTATTTTTTTTGTAGTTCCTTGTAGTCATCCTCAGATAACAAAGACTTCACTGAGACTTCGTTAAAAGCGTGGTCAGAAGAAGTTATTTTCTTTGCGATTTCAATACATTTTAAATCAGAAGATGTGACTTCAGATTGAAATGTAGCAGCATTTATTACAGTTAAAAGCATATCTTTAACAGTAAGATTATCTATTTTAGAAATTTTAGAAAGTTGTTTCCATCTATATTCTTGAGATTCAAGCTGCCTTATTTTAAAGCCTTGACCTGCATTTTTTAGATTGATTAGTTTTCTTTTTAAGGATGAGTAAGTATTCCAATTTGTAATATCTTCTTGTTCTCTGCCACAGCTTCCACACCTAAAGTCCCCATAAGTTGTAGTGCATACTCCCCTGCAAGGAGAGCCAGATAAACTAGCTTCCCCTTGTATTGATGAGAGCCTTGCTGAATTTGCATGACTCTTTTCAGAGTTAATTTCCATCTTACAAATGAGAAAGAATTAATCTTTCTAGGCTAATTTTATAGAAAAAATGGTGTTTTGTATATCTTTTGTAATATAAAGAATTAAAATGGAATACTAGAGTCTTCAAACTCTTCTCCCACCATTTCTTTCTGCTCTGTTTTTTGTTGCTTTATAGGGCTAAAAGAAAAACTCATTGCTGGTGCTTTTTCATTAGCACCTGCTTTTCTAGTCCAAGCGTTTACAAAAACATCTACTTTGATGCCTGTAATATCACCACCCCCATCCCTAATAAGATATTTCTCTATGTTATCAACAGTGTTATAACCTTTAGGGTCATTATCTAAATTAGTTGTCGATAAAGTAATGTTAGCCTTACCTTGGTGTGTTGCAGAATTTTCATTCTTTTTATCCTTATTGCCCCATACAGAGCCCCTATTTGTGTTGTCGAAAGTTTTAGTCATTTTTTACCTCTTATGTCTAAAGTTTCTTGTTTTCCTCTGCCTGAACATATCTCCCAATGATTGCTTTTAAACAAGAAGATATACTTCTTGCATAAAATTCATGGTCCATAGTTTCAGTAAGGTCCTTCAATGCGTTGTAATCTTTCTCAGAAATTCTTGAAAGAACAACTTTATTTGAACTCTTTTGAGTTTCTTGCATTTCTACTGCCATTTTTACTCCTCTATTAGTTTTGTATAGATTCTTGTGTCCCCTTCTTGCCTATATTTTTCAATAACTTCAAAGGGTATATTTTCCTCTTTAACAAGATTAGAGTAATTGACTCTGCCTTTAGCTTGTGTCATGTGACATCTAACCTTTCCATTTTTGGTAAATGTTTCAAAGGAACCTTTATTTTCTGCAACCAGCTCTTTAGCTAATTCTTTTTTTCTTTTTTCTAATTCGTCTTTCTTTGTAGATATTTCTGCCAAAGCAATTTGTATCTCTGCTAACTCTTCAGTTTTTTCTGTATTTTCTACTTCCTTATATTGAATACCAACTCCATCTCTATCTGCTGACCAAGATGTAATATATTTAGGGTCTTTACATGCTTTGTGATACCAATCTATAAATTCTTTTGCTTTAGGTATGTACGTCTTCGCCCACTGTGGTTCTCTTTCTACCCATTCTTGATGGTATTCTGTGTCGCTATACCATTGAAAAAACAACATCTCATCTAGGTCCATGCACTCCATGCCAAGCTGCATTTGATGCCAATAATTTCTTTTTTCTTCACGAACATTTGTACATGGTTTTGTTTGTGGACATTTAACTTCAACTGCAGATGTTTTGCCGTTTCTGCCTTTTACAAGCACACCATCTGGAGACATACCCATCCAATCATATTCAGGATGCACAATCAAAGATGGCTGCACTATTTGATAGCCTAACTTCTCTAATGTTTTCAAAGCCTTGGGTTCATTTTCTTTACCCATAGCTATTGCATAAAGTGCTCTTTGGTCGAATGGGTCCTGCGGAAGCTTCTTCCATTCTCTATACATATCTCTACCCATTGCATCCCATTGGTCTCCTTTGAGCCAGATATGCTCTTTGACTGCTCCTGCAAACCTAGTCCCTGTAATTCTGTTGGTCCTTTGGTCGTGCCAAGCCTGTGAGCCTTGCACTATGTCAGACATTCTTCCTCCTTAGTAACAAAAGCATTCTCAAAATTTTCTATTACTTTAAGCTGTTTTTTTTCTGATAATTCAAAATAAATGCCGCCTTCATTCCAAAAAAATATTCCGTCTTCTAAAGTTCCGTGTTCCTTATGAATTAACTTTATTCTTGTAGGCAACTCTTCAAAGTATGACCAATTATCATGACCATATTTTAGTTGCGAGTAAGCTGATATATGTTTTTTTAATGTGTAATCAGTTTTTATCATTAAACTTTCTCCGTTTTTTTATTTTTAGAATTTAATTCTTTAACCTTTTGTGAAATTACTTCTAAGGTTTTTTTATCTCCAGACAAAGTAGCCGCTTTGGTGTAATTTTCTATAGTAGATTTGTACTCGCTTTCATCTGCTTGTTCTATTGCTGCAAGAAAAGCTTCTCCAGAATTTTGCTCTGGAACGAACTCGTTAGATTCTTCTTTTGGAATAGCTGATTTATTCTCTACTACATTGTATTCTTCTTCAGGCTCTCCCTCTGAAAATGGCACACAAAATGTCGAGAGCAAAGATGTTTTAAAAGCAAAACTTTTTGCAGCTTCTAAGTCTTTACCTTGCTTTGATTTTGATTGACCAGCATACATAACATCAACATAGCTTCCATCTTCACAGGAAATAAACCTCAACGTACCAGATATTTTGGTCATAGTTACACCATCATCAAAAGCTTTTATAGCAATTTCTAAATTTGGCTGAATAGCTGTTAATACTTTATTTTGTCTGAGTGGTTTAGAAAATGACTCAATCACTTGGTCAATAGACCTATAGTCGTAGTTGTTAAAACTATTGTGACTATCTTTTTTTATTCCTTCTTTGTGTACATATTCTTGTACATTTTGAAGGGCTTCATAGATTTTTATTTTACTCATTTAGACCTCCGTAAAACACAATGATACAGAAAATTAGTTTGATTTCAAATAATTCTTTACTATTTTTTTTCGCTGTGGCAAAGTTCATTCTTGAGGTCTACATGTCACTTGAATACATAACCAAAGTCTTAACTGCTCAAGTAAATCCTACACAAAAATTAATCTTAATAATCCTTGCTAATTATTCTGACGAATATGGAGAGTCATATCCTTCACATAGAAGACTAACCGAACTAACAGGACTGTCTCTGTCTGCCATAAAAGATAATTTAAAAAAACTAAGAGCCCAAGGATTTATAGATTGGGAGCATAGAGTGAATGACAAAGCTGAATACACTAGCAATCTTTATAAAATCTTAGGTGGGTCGGGAGAAAACCTAGGTGGGTCGGGAGGTGGCTACAATACTAAAACATATACTAAAGAAATATATATATTAGATTTGGATGAGATTAATTCTATCTTTAAAGAAAAATGCGACAAAAGTTTTTATCAACACAGTGCCAATTCATTCAAGGCACAGCCCAGATACAAAGAGTTAAGAGAATTAGCTAGAAAAGGTTTGGTATCGCCCAAAACGGGGGAAAAAATAAATTTGAACACAAAAGAATTTTGGAATAAATATTTTGAAATAGCCAACTCAGAAGGTCATAAAAAATGGATAAGGTCTTATTGGGATAAGAAGCCAAGCCTTATGACTATGCTAGGTATAAATCAATTTGAAGCAATCATTGAAAGGAGATACGGATGAAGTCTTTATACATAAAAGAAAATGCAAACTTAGAATTAGAAAGCAACGTAATAGGTGCTATGGTTTTAGATAATAAGTTTTTTATACAAGCACAAGATAGAGGATTGCAGCCATCTGATTTTACAGTTCTCGCTTTCCAAAAGACTTACGAAATTATGGTTGAGAAACAGGGCATAGATATTGTTTCTTTACAGGACCATCTCAATAAAGAAATGTTTGAAAAGGTCAGATTAGCTACCGCTGAAGGCATTATTATTGATGACATCTCGTATTGGGTTTCTCTTATGCAAGATGCGACAGCAAACAGAAAGCTATTACAGTTAGCAAAAAAGATTCCTGATATTGTTCATCAAGATATAAAAATCGAAGAAAAAATTAGTAAAATAAATGAGCATTTAATTGGAGATAGAATAACCAAAGCAACAGGTTCACCAAAAAAAATATCACAAATATTTAATAATGTTGAGCATGAACTTACAAATGCAAACGAAATAAATAAAAATTTAATAAAGACAGGGTTCCAAACTTTAGATAATAAAATCAAAGGCTTTAGGTCGGGTGATTTAATAATTATTGCTGGAAGACCTGCGATGGGTAAAACTACTTTTGCTCTTAACGTTGCAACAAATTCAGTCATACAAGGTAAGAATGTTTTGATTTTTAGTTTGGAAATGACAAACGAGCAGCTCTTAAAAAAGATTATTTCTGCACAAGCTGAACTATCTATGGATTCATTGCTAACAGGTGATTTAGATACTGAAGGTTGGTATAAATTTGGAGAGACTAAAAATTATTTTGAAGAAAAAAATATGTTTGTATATGACAAGTCTCCAATCACAATTGAAACGCTTGTTAATAAAACTAAAACATTACAAGCAGTCATGAATATTGACCTGATTGTTGTGGATTATTTACAGCTTCTTATGACATCAAACAAAGCACCAAGTAATTCAGATTCAAGGGCTTCGTCAATAAGTTATATCTCTAATTTGCTGAAAGGGTTGGCTAAAGACATTGGCTGTCCTCTCATCAGTCTCTCCCAGCTATCACGGGGTGTAGAAGGAAGAACTGATAAGAGACCAATCCTTTCAGACCTTAGAGACTCAGGGTCAATAGAACAAGATGCCGACATGGTTATTATGTTGTATCGAGATGAATACTACGATTCATTGTCTAATGACACCGCAGAAATTATAATTAGAAAAAACAGACTAGGAGACTCTGGACAAGTAGATTTAGGTTTTAACGGAGCATATTCTAAGTTTCTTGACCCAGAGGAGGTGGCATTCGGGAGAATAAAAGAAGAGGGACCAATTTAATGGAGCATCAAGCAGAAAACTTTCATCAACAAATAAGAGATATTATTCCTGAATTAAAACAAGCAAGAATAAATGTTTTTCAAAAAGAAGTTTTACTCAAAAAAGTTTTTTATGTGGAGCTTGTTAAAGCAAAAGATGAAGGAGAAAGAAGTTACAACGCACAAAAAGCAAAAGCAGAATCAACAGAAGAATACTACGAAGCATCATTGGCTGTCGCTGTTGCAAAAGCTGAATACGATTCCTGTCAAGCTAAAATGAAAGCAGCAGATATGCAGTTTGAAGAGTGGCGGACAAAGATGGCAAACTTAAGGTCGGAGAGAAGCAGATATGGAGCTTGAAAAAAAAATAAATAAAATGTCCACGCAAAACTTTCAAAATTTTGCACTAACTTTGTGGATTGAGTGCAACGAGGAGAGAAAAAATTGGGGGGAAATTAAAATTAGTTATATGGATTATGTAATAAATAATTTACAATTTTTATACGATGAGTATGAAAGGCAGAAGTCCGAACAAGGAAGAAAAGATTTGGATGTCTAAAATTATTGAACAAGGATGTATTGTTTGCAGACTAGAACATGATGTTTATACACCAGCTGAAGTTCATCATATTGACGGGAAAGTTAAGCCACAAGCACATTTGAAGACACTTAGTCTTTGCCCCAATCATCACCGCATGGGTTTAAACAATGAGCTTATTGTTTCAAGGCATCCTTATAAAGCTGAGTTCGTCAAACGCTACGGCACAGAGATAGAATTATTAAACAAACTGAAGGATTTAGTATGGAAGAGCTCAAGATATTAATAATCTTACTAACATCATTGGTCGCTACCTTTGTTTATTTTTATATCATAAAACTTGAAGAATTGTTGTTGATGTAATGCCAATAAAATACAAAAGGAGTCAAAAACGCAGAGATAAAAATACAGGAAAAATTTCTGTAGAACATTTTTATTTAAAAGCCTTAGATACAAAAAAATTAGAAGAGATATTTGACAATGTAAACACTACAAAAAAGTTAAAACAAAAAGTGAAAAACGAAATTGTCAAAAGAAGAAAAACAAGCATATAAATTTAAGCACACTAAAAGAGATGGTGAGCCAAACTTTCTTAACTATTCCTACGAAATAGCTTTGTTAAAAAGTCACGAAGAACGTATCAAATACATGTCTGATATAGATGAAAAGTATCATGATTCAGTGTATCTTACTTGTATGCAGATGGGATTAGCCAAGACAATCTCAAACTTGCCAACTCGGGAAGAAAGAAAAAAAGCTTGGCAAGAATTACCAGAACATAATATTACATTTAAAAATATGAAAGATATGGTTTATCATAGAATACTTAATATTTTTAAGGAGAAACAATGAAAGGTGTAAATCACTACAAAAAAGACGGAACTTTACATAAAGGAGGTACCCACAAAATGGGTGATGGTGTCCTGCATTCAGGAGCCACACACACAGCTAAAAGTGTAAAGCTTTTTCACTACAATGAGCTTTCTAAAAAGGCAAAAGTAAAAGCTAGAACTTTTTGGGGTAAATAATTATTAATGAAAAGTACAAAAACAAATAAACCTGTACCTGTAAAAAAAGGAGGACTTGGCAGAAACATTTTAGTTCATTCAGGTCACGTTTATGGCTGCGGGAAATCAAGAAACAAATAAAACAACTGAAGGTCTGTAATTCTTTTTATGAAAAACAGATATGCCAACAATTGAACTCAGCGAATACTATATTGAATTAATAGGTTTTTTATTTTCCTTATTAATTGGTTTGTCTATAAAAGATTTAGCTACTAGCTTTGTTAAAGGTTTGATGTTCAGGTTTGGAAACTTAAAAGAAGGCGATAGGATTATTGTAAACAATGAAGAAGGTATGCTTATTAAAATTGGATTGCAACAAACTATAATAGCTTTATATACCGATAAAGGGCTGGTCTGGAGATATGTTCCAAACACCCGCATCCCCATGTTAAACTTATCTAAAGTAGTTGATTCAGAATTACATCCAGATAGTAAATTTGAAAAAGCTACAAAAATTAAAAAACTTTTAAAAGAAACAGAGGATTAAAATGTACGGAAAAAAAATGAAAGGTAAAAATTATGGTGGCAAAAAAAAGAAAAAGAAAACCAGCGGCAAAAAAAAGTAAGTCCAGAGTAAACGAAGCAGGTAATTATACAAAACCTGCTATGCGTAAAAGACTTTTTTCTAAAATAAAATCAGGAAACAAAGGGGGTCGAAGCGGTCAATGGTCTGCTCGAAAGGCACAGATGTTAGCCAAACAGTACAAAGCCGCAGGAGGCGGTTATCGCTAAACAGCAAAATCAAAAAATAGAAACCAAAAAACAATTAAAGATTAAAAAAGAACAACAAAAATTAAAAAAACATAATCAATAATGGCTTTAAAAAAATCACAAAAATCTTTGAAACTTTGGACCAAACAAGATTGGAGAACTAAATCGGGGAAGCCTTCTACTCAAGGAAAAAAAGCTACAGGTGAAAGATACTTACCAGCCAAAGCAATAAAGGCTATGTCTTCTGCTGAGTACGCTGCCACATCAAGAAAAAAAAGAGCTGACACTAAGAAGGGAAAGCAGTTTTCAAAGCAGCCTAAAAAAGCAAGAAGAATTACTAAGAGATATAGATAATGGCTAAAGCTTCAGAGGCAAAGAGAGTAAGTGATGGGGTCGTTTATCGGGGAAAAAAATTTAGTGGCTTCAATAAACCTAAGAGATATACAGGCAAAGGCAAATACAAAAAAGAAGTTCTAGCTAAAAAGGGAGACCAAATAAAAATAGTTAGGTACGGTCATAAAGATTATCGACATAATTATTCCAAAGAAGCCCGTCAAAATTACTTAACACGGTCTGCTGGTATAAAAGATAAATCAGGCAAACTAACAAAGAACGATAAATTCTCATCGAATTATTGGTCGAGAAAAGATTTATGGAAAGCATGAAAATTTTTTTAACAGAGTTTCAACATCGAGGAAAGGTCATGTCTGGTCCAATTCTTTATGCTAATTCGTTTGAAGAAGCACAAGAAGCCGCAGACGAATATGGTCTGGAAGTTGTTGGTGAACTGACGGATGTTTATATTCCTCCGTCTGATTTTTCTGGTGAAAGAACTTTGCACTAATGATTTTATATACTGAAAAAGAATTAATAGCAGCTTATAGAATTCACGTTAAAGATTTAAAAAAAGTACCAAATGTTTCTATCCCAACGCTAGAAGAATTTAGAATTATTTTTGAAGACTATTGGAAAGAAGAGATAGACAATGAGCAAAAAAGATAGCATAGTTCTGAGGCTTCGAAAGAAGGGCTACAGCGGGGGAAAAATAAAATGGGTACCCAATAACATACATGGTAAAAGTCCAACGCTTAGAGGCTGGTTATTTAAGCTTGAAGATAATTCTGAATGGCAGGTGCTTGGAACTAACTATGAAGATGCTATTAAAAAAATAGATTCACTCCAAATCAAGCAAAACATCTGAGACTATATCAATGGCATTCATTGCCTTAATTATATCTGCTTCGCTTAAGTCTTTTGGAT